TCGATGTTGCAGATCCGCACCACATAGCGCCAGTCGCGCACCGTGATCCCGCACTTCCACTGCCAGTGATCGGCGAGCGCGCGGTAGCGGTTGTTGTTGCCGTCGAACGCGTCGATCAAGCCGAGATCCTCGTGCGTCAGGCCCGCCTTCGAGCCCTTCGGGAAGATGCCGCTGACGGTGTTCTTGCCCCACACCACGAGCCACACGCTCGTGTTGTCCGCGCCCGCGCCACCGGCCGAGATCACGTTCTGGCCGTTGACCGCGCCCGAGATCGTCGAGAAGCGCGGCGCAAGCCCCATGAAGCGCTCGGGGTTGAGGCCGGTGTTGCCGTAGATGAGCGTCGCCGCCATGTTCTGATTCATGGCTTCGAGGAACGACTGCGCTTCCGAGAGACGGAACGCTTTGTCGTTGCCGTTCAACTGCGCCACATCCTTGTCCAGTTCGGCGCGCGTCTCCAGCATGCCGCACGCGTCTTCGATCTGCGCGCGAATGCTCTTGCTCGGCGGAACGCCCTGGTACATCTGACGCCAGATCGCAGTCGGCAAGCCGGTGCGAACGGTCGTCTTGTGGCCGGTCGGCAGGTTGCCTTCCATCCACGGCATGTCGTAGAGGATCTCGTTGGTCTGATTGAGAAGCTCGACGACTTCGGCGGTGCTGCCATCGGGATCGAGCGACTTCGCCCAATCGAGCAGCGGGACCTTGCCGCTCAGACCGAGCGTGGCGGCGAGTACGGAGCCGGTGCCGGTCGTTCCGAAGAATGCGTCGTAGCCGAGAACGAGCACCGCCGCGATGAGCAGCAGGTTCACATTCAGCAGCCAGTTGGTGAAGCGTTTCATGGTCAGTCCCTTTTCTTCAAGTGGTTGTAGGTTTACGGCTTGTCGGGCCAGAGCTTCGAGACGGCACGATCTTCGAGCGCGCCGCTCTTCGCCTGCGGTACGGTGGCACCCGCCACGAACTTGTTGTCGGGGCCGATGAGCTTGCCGATGCGGAAAGCCCAACGCAGCACTTCGGGGTTATCCCCGAGGCCGGTCTTGTTCAACACATCCCGCAGCGCAGGGCCGCCGAACGCATCGAAGGTCTTCATCGCAACGGCGCGATTCTCCTCGAACTTCTCGGGCGTGCCGCCGAGTTCCCAAGCGGCGAGCGAGGCTGCGCGCCAGTCGTCGGCGCGCTTCGTAACGAAGGTGGTCATGCGCGCGGCGTCGCTCTTCGCAAGCACCGGGCCAACCTTGTCGATCAACGTCTGCGCGTCGGCTTGCGAGAGATCGAGAGCTTTCGCCACTGCCTTGACTTCAGCGACAACGCTCTTGTCGAGCGAGACGCCGGTAGGGGCTTTGAAATCTTCGTAGTTCTCGGGAGCCTTCTTGACCGGCGCGGGCGCATGGAGCGCTTTGAGCGCATCCCTCGCGGTGGCGGCGGCTTTTCCTTCGACGGAATCGGCTGGCTTCCCCTGGGCTGCGCTGATCGCTTGCGCGAACGCAGTCTCGGCGGTAGCGGGCTTGGTGGCATTGGCAGTGGCGGTCGCTGCTGCAGCGGTCGCGGCGGCTGCTGCGGCAGCGGCATCGGCGGGTGTTGCTGCCGTGGTCGCTGCGGGCGCGGCTGCTGCGGGTGCTGCGGCGGTCGTGGCCGCTACTGCTGTATTTTCGAGAGCCATTCGAGATGTTCCTTCGTCATTGTCGGGAAGTGTTCGGGGCAAACCGTGTGAATCTCTGCTTGCAAAATCAAACCCATGTTCGCCAACCCCGCGCGAAACGCGTTGTCTTCGGCGCTCGCGCCGAGTACGTGAGGCGTTCGATGCAGGCCAGTCATTTCCAACATCCGCCACATGATGCGGCGGCCCTGCTTGTGACCCATGAGCCACTTGAAGTCGTCCATCTCGCGTTGACGCTGCAGGCGCATTGCGTCCGCCAATTTGGCTTCGGCTGCAACCTGTGCTCGTTCATCGAAGAGGGCGTCACTTTCTTTGCTCACGTGCGCACGAAAATAGTCTAGTTCGAGTTGATTAAGGGTGCCGGGTGCTCTAGCGCCCCACCGCAAGGAGAGGAATGAGCGAAGTGGTGCCATCACCCGCCGAGATATTCGGTCGCACCCAACGCGGCCGTTCCTTGAGCATGACCGGCGTGACGAGCGCAACTACGTTCGCGGCGACAGGGATGCCGATCTCGCTGGTCATGGTGAACCAGTTCACGTTGTCGAATGATCCTTCCCACCGGCAGTTGCCGCCGATACCAAGCACGCCGCCTGCTTGCAGCATCGCGGTAAGCGATCTCGCGCCTTGTACGTCCACGACTTCGCCCGTGTCGGTGTTCACCATGGCAGCCCAGGTGATCGCATCCATGTTCTGACCCGGTGAGACAACGGTTTTCGCTTTGACGGCCATGTTCAATCTCCCTTGCTAAGAGTGGGTTTGCCGAAGTTCTCGCCCGAGTGCGGCACGAGATCCGGTAGCTCGCACATCACCTGGCGCTCGTCGATGGCAAGCATCTGCTCGTCGATTTCCAACGTCGCGTCCGTGCCAGGGATGAGAACCTCAGTCACGAGAACGTGCCGGTCGCCGTGCTCTGTATCGTGAGCGTGCCAGCGCCCGTGCAGGTCACGACGAAATCGCGGAACGTGTTGATCGCGAGAGTCATGGTGCCGGTAAGCGTGACGTTGCCATCACCCGCGACGAGCGTGAGCACGCCCGTGCCCTGGCCGTTGACGATACGCAGATCGTAAGAGGCGCCCGGCGAGAGCAGGCCATCGGCGATCATCTGCGCGGCGGTGCGCGTGGTGTAGTTGCCGGGGTTCGCGCCGCTGTTGTTCATCGTGACGCGAGCCGAGCCAGTTAGCTCACCGGCCGCAGCGGTCGAGCCCGCAAGCGCGCGAGTCGTGTACTTCGCAGCTTGCTTCAAGCTGCTCAGTAGATCGCGCATCACCTCGTTGGTGGGGCTGCCAAGGCCAACGCCAAACATGGCGAGCAGATCGTTGAAAGTTCGTGCAGTGCCGGTAAGCATGTCGTCTCCCGTTTATGCGGCGTTCGGGATTCCTGGCCCGCTATAGCCGCTGAATTTTCCGATGATGTCGTTCGCTGCTCCCTCGCCGCTCGCACCCGCTTGCGAGAGATCCTTGAGCGCGCCTGCTGCGGCTGGTGCGGCGGCGACTTGCTGCTGCTTCGCCTGCAAAGCGGCGCGATCCTTGCGGATGATCGCCACCTTGTCGTTCGCCACGATGAGACGCGGATCGACGCCGAGCATGTCGCCGTACTGATCCACAATCTCGTCGGAGTTCAGCTTGTCCCACGCAGTGATCGCGAGGCCCGAGTTGTGCTGGTACGTGGCGATGGTGCCGACAGTCGTGATGAGGCGATCCACCGAGCCCACGCCAATCGCACGCTGCGCCTGCGCGAGCATGCCGACAAACTCGACGTTAAGTTCCATGCCGTGCAGTTCGGGCGGCGGCGGCGTGTTGCGAAGAAGCCCCGCTTCAACCAGCCGGTCAAACGTGATGTCGATCTTCGGCTTGAGCAGTTCGTTGTTGAGCCGCTCGACGACCGGCCCGAGCATGAGCAACTTCTCCTCGTGCTTCTCGGCCACCTCGCGCGCCGTGATCGGCTGGCCTTGGTCGGCCTGCGCGAGCATGAGGAAGAGATCGACATAGAACGCTTCCTTAATCCGCTGGCGGATGTCGCGGATGTCTTCGAGTTGGTGGTTGACATCGAGCTTCACGTCGAACGCGCTGCGGATGCCGCCGTGCGGCGTCGTCTGATCCACGTACATCGCGCCACCCGGCAGCGTCGCGAGCGGCAGGTTCTTCATCGCAGTCGGGATCTGCAGCGGGGGCTTCACCATGTAGTCGATGGCCTGGGCCTTCCTCATCTGACCGTGCTGCAATTGCTTGATGTCGCCGAGCGACTCCATGCCGGGCGAGTTGCCGTAGATGTCGCCGCCGCTCACGGCCCAACGCGGGCACACGGCGGGAAAGCGCTTGAAGCCCTTCTCGCGCAGGAAGCCCATGTTCGCCATCGAGTTCGGGTTCGCCGACTGAAGCTCCATGTAGCACGAGGCCCAGGGCAAGTTCTTCGAGAGCTTGCGACCGTAGGTCGAGTTGTCGCGATCCTTGCGCTCCTCGACCACGTGCAGCACCGGAATCCACGAGTCGAGGTTGCGGCCGACGCGCCACATATCGCGCACGCCGCTCGACACGTTTTCGATGCCAAACTCGCCGACAAGCATGGCGACGGTCATTTGAAATTCGCGATAAAGCGTCGTCACCTCGTTGCGAGCGTCGGTGGCGATCATGTACTCGCCGCACGTATTCACATAGTGACGCAGCACATCGTTGAAGTCTTCAAGCACGAGGCTCGCCGCCGTGCCGTACACGCCTAGCTCCTCGTACATCATGTGCAGCGAGCGATAGGTGTTCGAGCGCGTGAAGATCGTGCGCATCTTCTCGGTGACGATGTTGAGCCACGCCTTCACCGGCCCATACTCCATCAAGTCAGTGTCGAGCGTCGAGAGCCGAAACCAGGGCCGCGCCGGGCTCGTCATCCCGGCCATGAGCCCGGCTGCGAGCACGCGACTCGCGCGGGTGCCGGTCGAGTCGATGATGAGGTTGTGGCGCTTGTCGCCCTTGTTCTGATCGGTGAGGAGGAAACGGCCCGTGCGTGGCATGATGTATTGCGAAAGCTCGCGGAACTGCGTCATCCACGTCGCGCGCTCGGTGAAAAGCGCACCGCGACGGAT